TCTCTGAAGGACACCTTCTTTGTCAAAGATTTCAGTTTTCTTTAAAACCTCGACATCATCTACCAGTCCAAGTTTATACGCATCAAGATACATGTTGTATTCAGATACCTTGTTGCTAGGTAAAGTTGAACCTGATATAATGCGAATGTCATGTTGTCCTAATTGAATATCATTTTCAATAGTCAACAATGCATTGCTTTTATCATCATACAATCTCATATTTACTGAAAACTCAGAAATATCGTTATTTGGTTGTACAATTCTAAATGTTTTTGCATATCTATAATGGTCTTTAGCTAAGTTGTAAACAACTTGTCCTACCATTGCTAGACTTGCTTCAATATCTCTTAACTTTGATTTACCTCTAGACTCACCCATTTCAGATAAAAGCATTGTACCTCTAACTGTTTCTGGTGCATTGTCTCCTCGGAACCCTTGTAATAGTTCAGGTATACCAAAGTTTAAATCTATATACTTCTCAACTCTGTCTATTAAATAGTAAAACTCACTAGTTAATGGTGCAGGTTGAGGAAAATAAGGGTTACCAAACTCTGGATTATATTCTATAACCGCATTTGGATTAGCCCAATCTTTTTCTAATTGACTAATATTATCTACACTACCCTCTGGTACTAATAATTTTAGACCAGCAGCAGACTGAGCGTGTGACAAGGTTAGAGAAAATAACTTATTTAAAAGTCTTTGTGAATCTTTAACCTTGTTCACATCTGATTTCGGATAGGGAGTATTAGTCCAAATGTTCGTAAATGGAACAATTGGATAGATATCAGTGTTTAGAATACGCTCATATAATAAAGTATCTCCAACGCTACTGCATTGTGCAATTCTTGTTTGCATTATTTCTTCTATCTCTATAGCACCATTCTCTATAGCTTTTATATTTTCTTCTTCTTGTATAATCTGTATGTATACTTCAGGGTCAACAATCTTTTCTGCCCCAGTAACAGTATTAAACAATCTATAGTATGGTACTTTTACTTTGTAAAATCTATCAAGTATTTGATATTTTTGGTTTACATAGTAATCTAAATTCTTTGCTTCATCAGGAGTTATAGCACTATTTGTATTTTTTAGTGTTGAAGAAGGATAGTCCTCTCCATACAATGAATCTATACCACCTTCAATATCATCAATAACTTCTTCTAAGTCTGGATACAAATCTAACATTTGTTGTTTTGTTAGAAATGTAGAAAGAATAATACCAGAAGCATCATTAAAAAATCTATCTCTAGAAGCTGGGTCTACATAAACACGAAAAGGGTCAACGTGAGTATATTTAACTTCACCTCTACCATAATCAGCTTCAGGGTCTAAATACGCATACATATATCCAAGTCCAGTAACAGCATAGTCATGTACTACTTGTTTAAAATTACTATCACCATTTGATATATCCCAAACATATTCTAATATTGTTTTCCAAACATTAGCTATTTTATTGTCAGAATCCTCTCTAGCAATAACAGAAAACTTTGCTGGTCTTGCTGTTAGTAAAGATTTTAACTTATCAACAGCAGCATAGATTCTATCTATAACAAAATCTGCTTGTCCAACAGCTTGTAAAGCTTCAGACTCGTCAGATGAATAATGATTACCTAGTGTAAAATCCACAGCATTTCTAGCTTCTACATCCCAGTTTTGTCTAGCGTCTCTCCATCTTCTAAACAATTCTCTAGAAATTTGCGGTTTTGATTTATTGTCGTCGTATTTAGCCATAAACTCCCAATTTAATTTTTGTCTATAAAATAATATATTTTATTTACTTGAGTCAAGGAAAAAGTTAAGACTTTTGTCCAGTAACCCAGTTTATGACTCTTTTTGCACGACTTTCTTCGATTCTAGCTATATTCTCTCCAAGTTTCTCCGCACCTATAGCTGAACTTTTTGGTGGTTTTGCAGTCGTAACTGCATACCATAGACCATCTAGAAGGTCGTCGTTCTTACCTTTTGGAAATTCAAACATCTCGTCAACTAAAGCTATATGTTCTTTCTTTATAAATAACTTTCTACGATTTACAATAGGACAAAGCAAAGCTTCTAACCTATCTTCTTTTTTGATTCCATGAGGTGGTCTAACACCTTGAGATAGTCCTGGAGCTAGTTTTCTGTCTGAACCAGCTATTTGATTAACATAATCTTTTACTAACCCTTGAGCTCCTACCTTTTCAATATTTACTCTTCTTACAGGATTAAATTCTTTTGCATAGTCAACAATTCTTTTTGGCATATCATACAAAGGAGAGTGTTCTCTATAAAAATCTAATACATAAACATTTCTATCACTATCTATACCAATAACCATAATGACCTGATAGTCACTTCTTGCATTAGCCTCATACGCTAAGTCAACACCAATGTATACATTTAAAGGTATAGCAGATTCATCAACCATTAAATAATTAAATCCATTTCTGTTTTCAAGATTACCCTGATAATAATTAACTCTATCTATATGAAATTTTGCATTATCTACATCTCTAGCTTCGTTTTGATATTCCTGGGCAAACTTATGTATAAGTCCCATTTCTGTAAAACGTTTTTTGATATCACCTAGTTTTTCTTTTGTAAAATAGCTACCCCACAAAGGAACTCCATCTACTATTGCTTTTTTATATAATACATTCCAGGCTGATTTTCTATCTTCTTTTTGTGCTTGGATATAACCATCGTAAACTCCTTGTAGGAATGAATCGTAATGGACTATCGTACCAATAAGCCATATTGACCCTTCGTTTTCTTTTGAGTTTTCCAAAGCGGGTTCTACTGTTGACATTACCCATTCTTTAATTTCTCTCCTTCTATCTGGTGTTTTAGTATTTAATTCTGACTCAAAGTCATCAAGTATAATATTTGTATATCTTAATCCTAACTGAGAACGACCACGCAATCTTTGAGATGTTCCTTTTGCTATTACCCTATCTCCTCTTGCAGTAGTAAATTCTTTTTCTGTCCACTTACTACCTTTCAAGTCACCAAAGTAATATTGAAGTGCAGGATTTATATCTATATGATTTTGTATGTATTTAATATGGTCAATAGCTTGAGACTGTTCTTCAGACACCCATGCTATAAATTGTTTCTTTTCTGGTGGAGCAAAATATAATTGATACAACAATGCAGTTTTAGCTAATGTTGATTTTGCATGACCTCTAGGTAATATAATACAAACTCTTTTATCATCTCCTAAAAGTATATCACTAAGTTGATACTGATAAGGTGCAGGAGCTGATTTCATAAAATCTTCTGGCAAAAACATTTGTCCAAAAGTAACTATATCTTTTTTTGCTAACTCTAACGCTTGTTCTTTTGCAGATAAGTCAGGTGGTATAATATTAAATTTATCTGGCTTCTTCGTATTCTTTTTCATATACCCTGTCCATCATTACAAGAGTTTTAGGTGATAACCAATCACCATCAGGAACTTCAGTAAACATACTAGTATTTTGCCATAAAACAGGACCTGCTACATAAATCCAACACTTTTCTTTTTCTTCTGTGTCATCTAGGATTACATCTACGGTTGTTCTAATGTATAAACCAGAATCTGTAGATTCGTACTTATCATACATTATTAATTCTTCTTTGTCAACTTTAATAACTTCTACAACAGCTCCTTTTCCTTTTTCATTCTTTACAAGAGCTGGAAAATTTCTGTGACCAGGAAAGACTAAACTAAAACCTTCTACCCTACCTGTTTCTTCATAACCTCTTCTTAGTGTACCATATACTGCTAATCTCATGCTTCTCCTATTTGTCTAGGTAGTCCGACATCTGTTATTTCAAATTTATTATCGTATACGCTAAGACAGTTAAAACACTTTACATGAGTGCAGTCTTTTTTATCTTTATCCCAAACGTATATTGCGGTCTTATATAGTCTATAGCAACAAATAACGCAACGGTTACTTTTCACTATCTTTTTTAACTTCAGCCAATTTTTTGTATTGGGAACCTTGAATTGCATCTAATTGCTCCTTTGAAAAACCTTGAAACAATGTAACAGACTCTGTAGTCTTTTGAGTTTCCATCATTCCTGATATTTTCATTAATGTTGTTATGGCAGTAATCTTATCTCTATCTGATGAACCGCCTTTATCTATAATGTTTCTCATTTCTTCCAACAAGTATGTTGGAGTAATTTCAGCTTCATTCAAGTATTTATCTATTTCTTCTCTAATCAATTTTTTTACCCTGTCTGTTTTAAGCAATAACTTTGCTTGTGATTTTGCGTATTTTTCATTTTTACTAGGAAATGCTTTCATGTAAGCTTCTACTACTTCATCTCCTTTAGCTACATACTTACCAAACAAAAATTCTTTATCTGTAACTTTCTTTCTGTTCTTCTTTCTAACAGAAGGAGATTCTCCTGCGGTAGAAAAAGTATGCATATTTGTTTTCATTTCTCCTTTTATCACCA